AGATTGCTTTTTCCAGAAACTAAAGAGTTTATAATTGCTTCGGTTTGTTCTGCAGAAAGTTGATTAGACGTCCTTCGACCTAATATTTCTTTCATAGCTTCGCTTCCTTTATTAGAAGCTTGAGCTAATAAAATCATTTCCATAGGATCTAAGACGACACCGGAATCTCTGGCTGCCTTTTGCACAGCTAAAAAATTTGCAGCTCCAGCAACACCTTGAGTTTGAGAGGACATTTCTCTAATGCTAGATTGAATATCCACTGCACGAGACAGTATACCTTGAGTTATGTCTCCAGTTCCAGCAATGCCTCTTGCTCTAGAAGCTATCTCAGCAGCAATAGAATCTGCATCTTGAACACCGCCTAAAGAAGCGTTACGCTCAACAGCCTCCGCAGTAATACGAGCGTACTGATCTAGCTTTCCATCTTTAATACCAAAAGCCATACCTCGACGGATAATCATTTCCAGCTTTTGCTGAGAGTCACCAAAAACTCCTCGTTCAGCTCCAGTGATAGCTTCTCGTAAGACTCCCTGAGTTCCTACATCAATGCCAGTTCTGTTCATGAAAAACTGAGAGCGTGGTAAAGATCTAGAAGCTTCATCCATACCCACGGAGCTGCCTAGCTGCATTAATTGACTTAACGTATCTTCTTGTGTAAAACCTTCTTGAGTTCCTAAAAGCTGCAAAGATGTCATCTTTTCCATTGTATTTGCCCCACCTAAACTTGTACCGGCTCTTCGAGCAACTTGACGACGAATATTAGAAAGCTCTCGCTGTCTAGCCATAGCATCACGAATAGGTTGCGTTTCTAACATTAATCTTTCGCGCTCTTCCTTTTGTGCCCTTTCGTACCCTGGCATAAAAGAAGTAGCTCCTCCAACTATACCTCCAACAACTGAACCAAATTTGGCTCCGAGTTTTGCTCCTGGAATAGCTCCTAATCCTCCGCCAAGCAAAAATCCTGCTAGAGCGCCTAATCCCCCAAAGGCTAAACTACCAAATAAAGCTCCTTTTCCAGCTCCTACAGCAGCATTCATAGATCCGCCGAGAAGTCCTCTTAAACGGTTATCATTTTGCATGATGCTTGCACCAGCAAAGTCCCCACTCCTAGCTAAACCGGAAATAGTGCTAGCTTGCGAAGCTCTTAAAACCCTCAGTTCATCATAGTTACTAAGTAACTGGGAACCTAACATAGATCCTCCAGTTAAGATAGCTGCAGCTCCGCCAAGAATACCTAAAGGTCCTCTTAGTAATCTACCTGCCCCACCTAAACCTTGAGATATTCCAGCCCCTCCAGGAACAAGATCTAAGATAGAGCGCGGACCACCTTGTCTTGAAGCTTTTAAACCAGTAGCGCCAGCTTCAGCGCCAAGGCCTTTGATGTCTTTCTTGAGAGCTTCAATCTGTTCTTTAGATTTCTCTAACTGTTCGTTTAAATCTTTTAAACCAGTAGTGTCAGAGTCAGCACCAAGACCTTGGATGTCTTTCTTCAAAGCAGAAATCTCTTTAGCTTTTTTTAACTGTTCGTTTAAATCTTTTAAACCGGTAGTGTCGGTACGAGCTGCACTAATGCCTTGAATATCTTTCTTGAGAGATTCAATCTGTTCTTTAACTTTTTCTAACTGTCCGTTTAAATCTTTTAAACCAGTAATGTCAGAGCCGGCGCGAGTTGCACCAAGACCTTGGATGTCTTTTTTCAGAGCTTCAATCTCAGTTTTTAACTTCTGAGTATCAAGGCTTACTTCTAAAATTAACTGCTTTTTTAAATCCGCCACTTACTAATCCTCAGGATTACTTGATTTAAATTGTGTAGTAATTCTATCTGGCAAATCTTTAAGGCTCTTTACTGCGGCTTTTAAGTCCTCGGAGGATTGCTTAAAATCCTTAGTCCTTTTTTCTATCTGTTCCTTTTCGTATTCTACCATTTGCTTGACCATTTCTTCGTTGCTAATGTAGTCCTCACCCATTTCCTGCTTCAACCACTCCTCGTAATCATCTTTACCAGAAACAGTTTCGGCAACGAAGTTAGGGTCTTCTTTTATGCGATGCATAAAATAAAGAGTAGCAAGCTCCTCTAAAGTCATATCTAGAAGATTGGAATCGTTTGGCGGCACGTTATACTTGAAACAGTACCAAGATACCAGGAAGCGCTCGAAACCTTCCATACTACTGGTATCTGCGTGAAGCATGGCGTGAGCCGCCTTAATAAAGGCTAGGACTCCTAAATTGGCCATTACTCCTCGTCTTGTTCTTGCTGCGCTTTCTCTGCTTTAGCTTTCTTTTTAAGCTCTTCTTTCAGTTCAGCTTTCTTTTCGTCCTGCTTTCCCCAGACTTTATCAGTCCACTCTTTCTCGAAAGAAACGCATTTTTTATAAATCTCAAAGATTACATTCTCATCAAAAAGCTCTAAGCCAAAATCAGACTTCTGCCACCACTCGGGGCTTTCAATCAAAGAAAAACGAAGCTCTGCCAAGATCTGATGAGTAAACTTCATATCAGGATCTAGGTTAGCCAGGTCCTCGTTTAGTCGGGCGGCTAGCTTTGCAGCGTTAGATTTTGCTCTTAAATTCGGGCGCTTATAGGTGAAAGTGCCCTGATAGGATTGCCCGGTATTAGAGCCTTTTACATCAATAGTAAAAGATGTCTCCATCGACGGAAGTGTGCTAATCATATTTTTCTCCTTTTTTATTTTATTAATTTTATAAAAGTCTCACTGCCTGCGTCGAAAACTCGAAACCATCCTAAGTTACGGTTTTGCTCAAGCTCAGTGCTACCTTCTAATAGTATACTCTTTTTATGCTTAAATCTACCTTCTCTAATTTTAAAATTAGTATAAAAATAGTTAGGTGAGGTCCTTTTCAGTTGTTCAAATCCATTAGCTTGGTAGACCTTTCCTGTAGATATACGACAATCGGCGTAGCTCAAAACGCCTTTATAACCTTGGCTCTTAGCCCAACTCATTGCGGCCTTTAGAAGTCTAGAAAAAGCGAAATCAACTCTCGTGTTAAGCTTGGTCGCAAATCTAGCGATCTCTATTAAACCCTTATGCTTTTTAGTGTAAGGTGGTCGCAAAGAAAGTGCCGCTACTATTTCTTCGTTATACCACAAGCTAAAAGCCTTTATAGCTTTCACTCCTCCAGCCAAGTGAGTTTTATCAAAAAAAGTGTAATAGTTAGTTGACTCTTTTAGTTTACAATTTTTAGCTTTTATAACTTGATCAAAAACGCCTAACTTAGCTTTAATGAGACTCTTTACCACGTCAGGCTTAGTAAGCCATTCATCTGAAAAAAGCTGGATTAAGGTTATACCCTTTTCTTTTGCTAGTAAGTATTTTTTAAGATGTAACTTCTTATCGAAATTAGTATTATAGTCTGAATGCCAGAAAAGGCCGTGGTATTCGATGCCTATGTTTGACTCTGGTATGAAAATGTCAACCTCAAGTTTACCTTCAAGTTTGCAATTAAACTGCGTTGTAAACCCTAGTTCATTTATAAAATCTGCTATTTCTTTTTGAGGCTTGCTAGTCTTATTTTGGCAATCTGGACACCATTTACCAGAATTTACGTTGTGCCAGCGAGATTTAAACTTATGTCCGTTATCACACTCCCACTCGTAATAGTCATGAGCTGTAGTGTATGTGTGGGATAAAAACTTACCATTTTTAGCTGTTGCGGCTTCTTGTAACTCAGTTACAGTCTTAGGCTTGTTACCCGCACAAGTAGGACACCACTTTCCAGATTGGATGTTTGCCCAATTAGCTTTAAATTCGTGGCCTTCTGCGCACTTCCAAAGTAATTTAGTCTTATTGTTTTTATAGTCTTCTACTTTAGATAAAAGTATTCCTTTTTTCTTAGCAGCGGCATCCTCTAGCTTTTGCCAATCTACTTTTTGACCTGCGCAATATACACAGCCGTGGCCTCTTTTTAAATTAACCCATAATGCATAAAAAATGTGGTCGTTTTTACACCTGTAAGGAAGTTTGTCTTTGCTGTTTGTAAAAATCTCATAAAGAGGTTCTATGCCTCTTAATTTTAATGTCTCTTTAATAGTTGAAAGTTCCGTTTTTTTCACAGGAACAGTATAAAACGTTTTAATAAAAAAGAAAAGGCCGTAGCTAAAACTACAGCCCCTAGAAAAAGTTTAATTATATTAAGGATTTAGAGGCTACCCTCATCATCCATGCGAATCGCCACGAAATTTAATGTAACTTGACCTAAGTCTCTAGCTGCGATATTTAAACTTTCTTCAGTACACTTAACTCGTTGCAACAATGCCAAGGTAGCTCCAGTTATACGATCCACAAGCTCAGCAGTCAATTCAGGCTGAGTAAGAATGTCTTGGAATCTTGGTCTCAGACCGATTGCCATAGCGGATTGGTTAGAAACTCGGAACTGGTTTACAGAGAAGTTTACGGTGTAACCAGTTTCTGCGTATTCTACCGGATCAAGCTGATCAAGGACGTCAACGGGTTGGTGTTGATGCGCAACTGTATAACTTAATGCGTTGGCAAAAGCGACTTTTTGTCCGTTGACTCGAAATACGACTCTTGCACCTGTTGAAGTTAAACTCATTTTATTCTCCTATTACGACTCGATCGCAGCTTCAAGAGCGTCACCAGACTTTTTTGAAGCCATAGCGATGTCAAGAACTTTTTCATTTTTCTTACTAACACTTCCAGTAGTAGCCTGAATTTGAGCTTTAACATCAGCAGCTAGCTCTTTGCTACCTAAGCCGATTGCTAAAATTCGTTCCGTTCTTTTTGAAAGAACGCCATCTGAATCCATGGCTTCAATCATCTCTTTTGCAGCTTTTTTGTCGCAAAGCATGATCTCTAATTCTTTTTGTTGGTTTTTAGTTAAAGCCATAGTTACCTACCTTATGCGCTCTGACGAATATTGTCTAGAGTAATTCTGCTCAAGATGAAGTCAACACCTTGTACAGGAGTGATAGTAATATCGATGAAAGCGGTATTACCGCTCAAGCTAACCAATAAATCTTTAAATCCTTTCCCATCGTTAGTATCATCACCAACAATGATATCCGCTCGCAAGAAAGAGTCCATTATAGCAATAACAGCGTTTCGGATTGCTTGTGCAGTTCCTGTGGCAGCTTTGTTGCCAACAAAAATCGCTTCAAGTTGTTGACGCAAGTTGTAAGCAACATAGTCAGCAGCTTCAAGAACAGATACGCGGTTAAATACGAAGTTAGGATCAACTCCATAAGTAGTGTTGTGAACTACTACTCGGAAGCCTCCGCTATCAGCTTGCTCAAGAGGAAGAAGGCCTGCATCAATTGCCAAATCGACCTGCGTTTTTGGGTTGTAATCCTGGTGCTTGATTCCATTGGCGTTGATGAATTTGAATGTTGCAGGGGTTCCGACTGGAGTTCCGGCTTGGATTCCAGCTACTAAGCAAGAAGCTCCCCAAGGATCTACAAATTTCAAGTTGCCATCTGTACCCAAAATCTCAACATCTTGGAAAAGCATAGAAGCTCTTTCGTGATTCAAGTTTTGAGCTGCGGTTTGAGTGGCTGCAAAAGAAGCTTTTTTAGCAACATAACAGTTTCGCTCAGATCGGTTTTTAGTATTTGAAGCTGTAATACAGTGAGTCAAAGCTTGCAAGTTGATTGCGTCTACTGTGAAAGTAGAAGCAGGGTCTGTTTCGCCAAGTGGGATCAAAGCTGAAGCATCTCGTGCTACAAGAGGAACGACAATGTTGCATCGTTCTGCAAGCAAGGCATCAAAACCGGCTTGAAAGCTAGAGTTAGTAGAAGCCCCACGAGAACCGCCCGACAACAAGCTAGCAGCTAAGTTAGCCGGTAATCCCTCAACTTCAGATTGGATCTCGGCAGAAACTAAACTTGAATTTGCATTGATAATATCTGCAAGTTCTTTTTGAGCCTTTCTTAAAATAGCAGCAGAAATAATGCTTACCGGAGTAATAACCCAGTCAAGATCAGAAGCTAAAACTTGAGCAGGTTTAGACAGAGCGGAGCTTGCTGTATACACAGGAGAATCGTCAATCAAAGTAACAAGGTCAGCTACAGTTTTATTTGCCAAAGGAATCGTCAGATCATCTGCGGGCGTTGAACCGGTTTTAAGAACCAAGGCTTTGGCTCCAGCAACCAACTTAACTTCTACAGTACAAACTGGATCTGAGCCTGTATACTGAATAGAGATTACTGATTCATATGGATTTTCGGGAAGAGTTTCTGTTAAACTGCCTTTTTTGATAGTGATAACTTTATTGTTAGAAGAGCTTCCATTTGCCACAGAAACGCTAATAAGATTTTCATCTTCGCCGTAATTCAAAGATTTCAATAACAGCAAGTCATCAGAAGCTGCATTCAAAAGCATTCTTTGGGCTTTAGTACTTGCATTAGTTTTGTAAACTCGAATCAAAGATGCGCCGTTTGCTACTCGATTGTCACGAGCAGGAGCAATGAGCATACGCGCCGCGTCAACAATCGGACCAGACTTGTACTTATCAGTCAGAGCTGCAAGATCTTCGCTTGTGAAAGTTTGTACACCGTCAACAGATCCAGGAGCGCCTCCGAGTGCTTCGCCGATAATTGCTACGACTCCAGTAGTAGAAAGCGGAAAACCTCCAGACAGATTTACTTTGGTCTGAGAGTACGCCCCAGGCTTAGCTATACTGGCACCGTTAAAATTTATCTTGATTGCCATTTTTTCTCCTCTTAATAGGACTTAAAGAGCTTTTCAAACTCTGATTTAGTTGCGCTCAGTTTTCCTGCCTGTTCTGCGTAAAGTCGCATTGCAGGCTTGTGATGAGACTGAACTAACCTATCTTTTAACAGGACCTGAAAATATACGTCGAATTCAACAACCTCTTCAGAATCCTTGGCTGCTTCTATTAGCTTATCAGCTTCTGCTTGTTCTTTTTTTAGTTTCTTGTCCTTCATTATTATAGCCTATATTTTACCACAGCAAATGACGCCTTTTCACCGTATTAGGAATCTGTTGGGCTGGTCTTGGTTGTGGAAGTTGGCGTAACTCCATCTGGTGCCCTAACCGTTAGGTCGAAGCAATCAATCAAAGACACTTGCTCTTGGTCCCAGTCAAACTCCGTAATACAGTTGACCTCTATAAACCGGCTAAACACATTCTCGCCTTGATATTCGTCAACTCTATCAAAGATACTACCTATACCATAGTCTAAATGAACTCCTCGATTAATTAAAGAGTCCATTCGAGACTTTAAGATATAGGTCAAAATATAATAAAGATACTTAACGATATGCACATTATTTTTGGCGTGAACTCCGAGAGAGATGGTCTCCTCTAAGCGAATCATGCGCCTAGACATCCTCTTATTACGTATATTAGATGTGATTTTCCCAGGCAGCGTCAATTCCGGTTCTTGGCCCGGGCCTATATTAATATACTTATTTCCAGCTAAGTTACTGTTTCCACTACGGATTGTGAACTCTATACCGTTCGAATCCTTAAAGATCATGCCTGGGCATAGGTTAGAAAGGTCGGTATCTGGATCTAATTGAAGCTTTCCTGACACGGGATCATAACTAAGAGGTTGCACATCTGCGATCCTAACAATAGGCTCTATGGGGGTATCTACATCCTCTGCTTCATTACTAAACTGTTGAAGCTTAGGAGTTTCCGAACTCTTAAGGATCTGTATCGAGACACAAGGGACCGCAGGGGGTACTTGAGCAAAAGAGTGTACTATTCTAACTTGGTTATTTTGAATATAGGTTTTAAGAGTATTGATGTGATCTTGTCCATACTGGTTATTAAAGAAGGTAGCGCGAAACTTGCTAAACAGATCATCAAAAGCAATAGGGTTAGCTCGGAGATTACCCAAACCATCCCTAATAACCGTTTCGATTGTAAACTCTGTTAGCGGCGCTGACATCTACTCTCCTATAAGCCTTTCAACTATAGTATCAAAGGTTTTCTCAATTTCCAAATCCAACTTGCCAAGTATGTCTTGGCCCTCGTATGGGCTAGAAGGCCATATCGAGTCTTCGGTAACCCTGCGAAGAACCATGTAAGAAGTATGAGTTGAGTTAGGCTTTTGAGATCGAATCAACCCCTCTACTGCCCTGGCCCTTTGAACTATTCTTTCCTCTTCTACGACTCCAGGACGAGCTGAAAACTTCACTTGCTTCTTTTCTGGTTTAGAAAAAGCAGCCATCAGATCGTCTGCACTTCTAAATGACTGAACTTGTAGCTTTTGACCTTGGATGCTAATGTTCCCACTTGAATCGGCATCTTTACCGATAGGCACATCTACATAATTTTTATTTTCACCTTTGTTATGACGAGCACGAGGACCCTCCATGATCATTTTACTGATCTCTCCAGTCTTAATGCCGTCTTCCATCATGTTGGCAAGCTTGCCTTCAACCGAGATGACATAAATGCCGTCGTCAATTTTAGAAAACTTATACCCAGCACTCCATTTAGCAAATCCACTACGACCAAAACTTTGGCTTGCAAGCTGACGACCTCTATCATATAGAGAAGAGGCCGTAACACTACCTATAAAAGTAAGTTTCTGTTTAAAATTAGATATAAGTTGATCGGCTGATAATTCTAACTTTGCTTTAATTTTCATTTGGATCGTAATCTTCGTTTCTTCGTAAAATCTGACCAGTAGCTTTATCCCTTCTATCTAACAGATAGTCTCGCCGTAAAATCCAAGTTTCAGGAAGTTTGACGTAGGTTTTATCACCTGCAACTTTGTAAGCACTTTGTGGGATTTCGGATGCGACTAAATCTTTAGTCACATTATATTGAGAAAAACGGTCTCGGTGTACTGCCTTCGTAACTCTAAAAACAGGGCGATACTTGTAATAGATAGACATAATCTCACGATCAAGCGGTCTGTTTGTTCCAAGCCATCTAATAGAGCCGTTTTGATCTAAGTCAAAATCTGCTCCATGATGGAACCTCACAATTTGATTGTCTCTAACAACAAACACAGCAACTACTTCACAAGCTGGATACTTTAACTTATCAATAATTGGCCCCGAAGTCGGGGTATCTTGTCGCTGAACTAGCTCGTAGAAATCTTCTTTAAAATCAAGAAGCTCTACTCTAGCAAATGTTTGAAGGCTAACTCCAACTCTAAAAGTCACCATTACCTCGTCAATGTTAAAAGTTCCGTGAACCTTAA